TCGTGTTTTTCGGCTGTCTCGACAAGCTTGAAGGTTCCTGGTTTTACCGGTGCCGGCGCTGCGCCAATCGGTGGCGGGTGAGCTATGAGACGCCTGTGGCGCCCGTCCCGCCGCACGGGGGAGCACCAGAAGAGGGAGACGGGGCATAGCCATGGCAAGCCTTCGAACCGTGTACGAACGAGCCGCCGAGGCGATCCAGCAAGCCATGGTGGCCGCGGTGACCGAGCCCCGAACCGTCCTGGCGCTGGCCAAGGAGCTGCGCGCGCTGCTGCGGCAGATGTCCGAGGTGGTCGTCTCCGCTGAGCCAGCGATGAAGGACGAGCGCATGGCGGCCCTGGCGCGCCTGCGGCATGCGAAGGGTGATGCGGCAGCGCATGCGGAGCCCATGCGGCGACCCATGCGAGAGCGATGCGGCGACCCATGCGAGAGCGATGCGGCGACCCATGCGGAAACCCGTGCGGCGGTTGATGCGGCGGCCGTTGCGGTGCCTTGTACTTCTGGTACTGAAGTACGTACGTCTGAGAAGACAGAACAGACTCAGAAGGAAGCAGTTACAGCAGATGTAGTACTAGTACAAGGCACCACAGCGCCGCAGCCTGCGGACCACGTGCGCACGGATGCGGAAGCCGATGCGCTGCCGTATGCGGAGACCGATGCGAAGAAGCGTGCGGCGCCGGTGCGCAGACCGGACGACGTCCCGCAGCAGGTGTGGGACGACTGGTGCGCGCTGCGAAGGCGCAAGCGCTCGACGGTGAGCGAGACGGGCGTGGCGGGCATGCGCGACGAGGCCGCCAAGGCCGGGATGGACCTTGCCGAGGCCATGGCCGTGCAGCTGGCCAACGGCTGGCAGGGTTTCCGCGCCGACTGGGTGGCCGGCAAGGCCGGCGCCGGTGCTGCGGCGGGAGGGTTTGACCGAAACGGGCGCTGGCTTGGCGTGCCTCGCGTCCAGCGGCAGGGCTACTACCAAGAAGGGAAGTGCGACGAGAACGGAGTTCCGATCCAATGAACAGCCAGCGTGAGTGGGTCGAGGTCGGGCGCGAAGGGCGACAGTGCCAGAAGCATGGCGCCTTCGAGTCCGTGTTGAGCGAGCTGCGGCCGCAGCCGGTGCATCCGGAGAGCAGGGCGCCGCACAGGTTCCAGGCGGCGACGTCCTGCCCGATCTGCAACGGCGAGATGCAGCTCGAGGCCGACCGGCGGCATCTCGAGATCATGGGCGGCGTGTCGGAGCGCGACCGCTTGCGTGCCGCCGCCTTCCGGGCTGCCGGCATCCCGGAGCGGTTCAAGGATTGCGACATCTGGCACTGGCAACACGGCATGGACCAGCAGCGTCGGGTGTGGGACGCCGTGCGGGACTACTGCACGGGGCTGGCGCACGTCGTGTCGACCGGGCAGTGCATGGTGCTGCTGGGGGCTGCCGGCACCGGGAAAACGCACCTTGCCTGCGGCATCGTCCGGCACGTCATCGAGAAGGGGGGCACGGCGCGCTACGCGACCGTCCTGGACGCGATCGGCACCATCCGCGCCACCTACAGCCGGGGGGCGGAGCAGAGCGAGCAGGAGGCCATGGAGGCGCTTTGCAACGTCGACGTCCTGGCGCTCGACGAGGTGGGGCGACAGACCGACACCGGCCACGAGCGCGAGATGCTGTTCCGCATCCTGGACGGGCGCTATCGAGACATGCGGCCGACGGTGCTGGTCTCGAACCTGAACCGCGACAAGCTGAGCGAGTTCCTGGGGCCGGCGATCGTGGACCGGACGCGCGAGGCCGGCGGGCGGTGGCTGGTGCTGGACTGGGCGAGCCAGCGGAACCAGCGGCCGCGCGCCGCGGCGAGCGAGGAGGTGGCCCGTGTTTGAGCGGCTCCCGATCGGCACGGCTGTCGAGTTCACCATCCCGCATCCGGTGGCCAGCAAGAAGAACCGCCGGAAGTGGATCAAGCGCGGGCGGCGCAAGTTCCTGGTGCCGAGCGACGAGGCGATGCACGACGCCATTGAAATTGCCTGTCGGGCGCGGGTGATGGCGAACGGCGTCGAGTTCCACGCCGACGATGCGCTCAGCTTGACGTACGAGCACTTGCTGATGACCGGTGAGGTGCGAATCCGTGTCGAGAAAGTGGGAGAGCTGCCTCTGCGCGGCCCGCGCGGCACGCGCCGGGACGCTCACGGGATGCTGGAGACCATTGCCGACGCGCTGCAGGGCGTGCTCTACCCGAACGACAGCGCCATCGACGCCTTTGGCGGCCGGAGGGTCAGGTAATGGGAAGCCTGCGCTTGCAGATCAGCGAACAGCAGATTCGGGAGGTCTACGAGACTGACGAGAAGCTGGAATCGGCCGCGCTGCGCCTGGGCTGCAGCGTCGGCACTCTGCACTACAGGTTCGACTTGCTCGGCCTGCCGAGGAAGTGCTCTGCTCGAGGTCGACGCCTGGCACAGGAGGTCAGGCAGCAATTGCTTGCGGCCGCCAACAGCAAGGAGCCAGCTTGCGACGTCGCTCGACGGTTTGGCGTGCACCCGACTACGGTCGGGAACCTGCGCCGTCGCATCGTCGGGTCCACACGCCGGCGCTACCGCTACGACATCGAGAAGCTGCGCCGCGCCTGTCAGATTGGGATGACCCTGGCCGAGATCGCCGGCCAGATGGGGTTACCAAGCGACACGGTGCGTAACGCGCTGAAGCGGTTCGGGCTGCGTTACCGGCGGACCAACAACCGCAAGCCTATCGACCGCGCTTCGTTCGTGAGGGACTTCCGCGCTGGCTTGACGTTGACGGAGATGGCGCAGCGGCACGGCTTCAGCAGCCCTTCTGCTGTCAGGTCGCGCCTGCAGACCGAGGGGCTGTTGCCGCGGGCCAAGGCGGGCGCGTGACCTGCCCACACTGCCGGATGCACTGGATCGACTGCCCCCACCCCGAGGCTTGTGCTCTGTGCAGCTGCGACTACTGCGAGGGGCGGCGCCAGCGCCGGCTACTGCTGAGCCGCGGCGCGGCTGGCAGCGATGGCGGCCTCGACGCGAGACGGCGAGACCCGCAGGGCTGCAGCGAGGGCCAGCAGCGTGGCGCGGCGGGGGCGATCGACACGGCCGGCCAGCAGGTCAGCCAGGGCGCGGGCGCTGATCCCGGCCCGGTCGGCGAAGTCGTTGTTGCTGGCGCCGACGCGGCGAGCCAGGAGCAGTTCGCGAAAGGTCTCGGCAGTCATGCCCCACACGATAGGCAGAACTGCGCAAAGTTTCCATATGCTGCACTTGACATCGTGTGCAGTTCTGCCTACAACTGCGCGAGTAACGACCCGGCCGCCGCCGCGCTTGGCAGTTCGATGGCGACCGGGTCAGAGCCAACCCCGAGGAGTCAGCAGATGGAAGCTACCGTTCCGTTCCGTCCCGAGCAATCGACCGATCTGCTGGGAGAGTCGATCGCGCCGGTCCTGTCCGAGTTCGAGCAGCGCCGGGCGCAGCGAGAGGCCGCCCGCGCCGCCGAGATGGTGCGCGATCTGACGCACCTGAGCATCGACGAGCAGCAGGAGTCGCTTGCCGTCGTGGTCACGTTCGGCGCCGGCCCGATCGTCCACTGGCAGGGCTGCTGCCTGGAGCTGTCGGAGGACGGCGACGAGGAGATCGTCGCGGTCGGCATCGGCGACGGCGGCGAGTTCTTGGCCCGTTACGGGGCTCCGGTCACGCACGCTCGTGCGGAGGAGATCGCGCGAGCTGCCGACCAGACCCGCTGCCGCAGCCTGATCGTGGCATGTGGCCGGGCGCAGCAGGATTGGAACCGGCGGGAGTTCGGCGACCGTTGTGACCGGGAGGCCTACTGATGGCCGTTTCCCTGAGTGTCCTGGTGATGCAGGCGCAGCACGCGATCGAGCTGGTGCGGCAGCTGGAGATGGACATCGCGGCATCGCCGCGGGTCCGCGCCTCGGCGCACCTGGAAATCGCCGAGCATCTGACGCTCGCCGCGGCGGTGCTGCTGGAGCGAGCGGTGGGCCATCTGCGTTGCGCCGTGCACGAGACGTCTGTGGCGCCGTGCGTGCTGACGGCTGCAGACCGAGCCGCCGCAAACCGAGCCGAAGAGCGGGAGGCGTCCGCCCGTGAGGTGCAGCGATGAGCGCGACAGCCCTCCCCGAGATCGACCGGACCAAGACCATCGGCGGCAGCGACGTTGCTGCCATCCTGGGCATCAGCCCGTTCCGCACGCGCTTGGACGTGTGGCGCGAGAAGCTGCTTGGCCAGCGCGACGCAATCGACACGCCAGGCACCCGCGCCGGCACGAGGTTCGAGCCGCACGTTCTGGCGGCCTACGCCGCGCAGCTGCCGGCCGGTTCGGTCGTCGAGAAGCCCGAGCCCACCATCCGCGGCCACCTGCGAGCATCGCCCGACGGCATTGCCACGGTGGGCGGCTGGCGGCGATTGGTCGAGGTCAAGACGACCGTGTTCGCGCAGGACTGGGGAGCCGCCGATTCCGACGAGGTGCCACTGCACTACGCCGTGCAGGGCATGTGGTACATGGAGCTGCTCGAGCTCGAGGAAGCGGACTTCCCGGTGCTGCTGTGGCCGTACGAGATGCGCGACCTGCTGGGGCTCTCTCCGGCGGAGGTCGTTGCCGCTTGCGAGCTGCGCACGCTGCACCTGTCCTACTCGCCCTCGATGGCTCGCATGCTGCGCGATCGCACCCAGGAGTTCTGGGAGCGCCACGTGCTCGCTGAGGCGCCGCCGCCGGCGGTGGACCTGGAGGACGCCAAGCGCCTGGTGTGGACCGTGCGCGGCAAGGCGCTGCCGGCAGATGAGGAGCTGATCCGGCTCCTGATGCAGCGAGACGAGCTAAAGGCTGCTGCCAAGCAGCTTGAGCAGCAGATCGAGGCCAACGAGTTCGCCTTGCGCCAGCGCGTCGGCGACGCCGAGGCCGTTGTTCACCCGACCACCAGGCAGCCGCTCGTCACGCTGAACGTGACCGAGCGCGCCGCCTACGTCGCCAACGTGAAGGCGACGAGCTTTCGAACCATCCGCACGACCAAGCACTGGAAGGAGATGCAGAAGTGACTGAGACCGCCATCGTGCCTGCCGCCAACAAGCCGCAGGCTCTCGCCACCCGTCCGAAGGCCGACATGCTTCAGTTCGCCACGATCGCCGAAGTGATGCGATTCGCCGAGCTGATCCAGCGCGCCGAGGGCGCCATCCCGAAGCACTGCCTGGGCAACCCTGGGAAGATCCTCGCCACCGTCATGGCCGGCCACGAGCTGGGCGTCGGGCCGATGGCGTCCCTGCGCGCCTTTCACGTCGTCGAGGGCAAGCCGACCGCCGACTACTCGTTTTGGGTGGCCCGCCTCAAGGCGGCCGGCTACCGCGTCGAGTGGCCAGAGCGCAGCATGGAGCGCGTCACACTCAAGCTGACCGCGCCCGACGGCAGCAGCGCCATCGAGACGTGGGACAAGGCGCGGGCGATCACGGCCGGCCTGTGGGGCCGCAACGGACCGTGGAAGAACCACCCGCAGACGATGCTTTCCGCCCGCTGCGTCACGAGCCTGGGCCGTGCGTTTGCCGGCGAGGTCATGTTCGGCTGCTACGAGCACGACGAAGCCGAGGAGATCATCAAGGAGGCGACGCTCGTGGAAGCCGAGGGCGGGGCGCCGAAGGCTGGCAGCGTCGTGGAGAGGGTGGCGGCGGTCGTCGGCACCGCCGTGGACGCCGAGGCCAAGGCGATCGAGTCGCGAGCCAAGGAGTGCGCGGACATGGCGAAGGCGCTCGGCCTGAGCCGTGACGACGTGTTCGGCCTGATGGAAGAACTGCACATTCCGAAGGCGCGAATCAGCGAGCTGTCGCGGGCGCAGCTGGACCTGCTTGCGGAGCGGCTGGATGCGGAAGCGAGCCGCCGCACGACGGGCGCCGAAGCGGAGCGCGAGCCGGGGAGCGATGACGCATGAGCGCCGAGCCCATGCTGCCGACGGTCGTCATAAGCGATGACCGTCTTGTGTGCCCTGGATGCGAGAGCAGACAAAGCTTTCTGCACCATCAAGAGGTCCGGATCTTCGACCGCACTGGCGGGGAAGACTCCGACGGCGTCTGTATGAACTACCGCGGGCATGCCGACATGCAGGTTCGGCCCGTTGGCAGCGCGGCCATGCCGGGCCGCAGGCACTCGATCGAGATCGACCTATCCTGCGAGCAGTGTGGCGGCAACGAAACGAAGCCGTTCGCCACCCTTCGCATCATGCAGCACAAGGGCGCGACGCTGATGAAGTGGGTGAAGGTGGCGGAGGATCAGGGGGGCCATAGCGGGGGCCAATGAGGGCTAGGTGTGACGGCATGATCCAGATCCTTCTGTGGGTGCTTCTCCTGGCGGTCGCCGCGTGCGGGCAGACCGTGCGGATCGCCAACGCCGCCGGCAACCCGGTGGCCGGCTGGGTGCGGGTGACGGTCGACGTGCCGCCGCTGCATGCCTCGGGCTCGGTGGGCGACGTCCGGTACGTGGTCGGGCAGCGGACGGGGCTGGACACCTGGGCGGTGGACGTCCGGGGCGTCTGGCAGCCCGGCGCCACGGCGACGGTGGACCTGCGCCAGGCCGTGCCCGGCTCCTGGACCACGCAGCCGCTCCCCACTGACCTGCTGGGGCACTTTGGCGGCCCGGCCACCATCGGGGGCGCCCCCCTGGAGATCGTGGCGCTGGCGGGCGATGGGGCGGGCTACCGCGCCCACCTGCGGGGCCGCTTCGGAAAGGCGATGCACGGCGACCTGTGGCTGCGCTGGTATCCCGACCAGCCGGCCGTCGCGTGGGGGGAAGTGCTGCTGACCTGCAGCAACCCGACCGTGCCGGACCTGACGGAGACCCCGGCGCCGCTGCCGCTGCGGTGGGGCGATGCGCTGGTGGTGCTGCCGGGCCGCGGTGTCGATGTCCCGGTGGTCGCCCCTGGCATGCGGTGGGCGGATGGGCAGGCGCGGGCGCTGCCGTTCGTGTGCGTCTGGCTGCGCCATCTGCGGACCGCGGCGGACTGGAACGCGGCGATCGCCTCGGCGCAGATGGCGGTGCACGGCGTCGGCATCCGGCAGTTGTGGCACGACGGCAACCCGCTGTTGCCGGCGGGGTTCGACGGGGCGGCTTGGGCGCGCACGCACTGGGACCGGCAGCAAGCCGACCTGCACACCTGGGCGGCGCCCGTGCTCGGGCCGGCCGCGGACAGCGGCGTGACGGGATCGCAGGAGGACCAAGCCTTCCATCCGGGCGGCGAGGCGCTGGTGCATCCGCTGGCGGTGCTGCCGCGCTACCTGGCCGGCCTCGGCTTCGCCCGCCGGCCGAGCCACCACCTCGAGCTGGACGGCGCAATCGTCAGCCGCGAGCGGCGCCCGGCCCTGCGCATGTTCTACGGGCGCCCGTTCCGCTCGACCTCGCCCGACACGCTGGGCAAGCCGCGCGACCTGACCATTGCGGAGGCCAGCGGCTGGAACGGCCCGGACGCGCAGCACTGGTTTTTCACCACGCTGGCGTCGGCCCACCGGCTGACCGGATCGCCCGCGTGCCAGCACCTGCTGCAGCACGAGGCGCGGCGCTACCTGATCGAGCGCACGACGGTGAAGGGCTGGGGCACCAGCGACCCGTTCTCGGCGCGGGAAATCGGGTGGGAGGGTATCGCGGTCGTGCACCTGTGGCGCGAGCTGCCCGACCGCGCGCTGGCGGAGCAGGTGCGAGCCCATTGGCGGCTGCGGGTGACGCAGGTCTTGCTGCCGTGGATCGGCGGCCGCGACATCTGGCAGACGATCGTCGACGACGGGCGCGTTGGCTCCGGGGCTTGGTGGCTGGCGTGGCATCAGGCGATCGGCGCCTACGGCCTGGACCTGGGCTGCCGAGTGCTCGGCCCGGTCGAGGGCGTGGCCGTGGCCCAGGCTGCGGCCCGCCGCGTGGTGGCTGACGCATGGCAGCAGCAGGGCGCGCGCTGGGTCGAGGCCGAGAACCTGGCGCTGGATGGGCGCCGGCACCGGAGCGGCTTCTTCTCGACGGCGTGGCTGCCGTGTGCGGTGGCGGTGGTGCTGCGCTACGAGCCCGGCAACGCCAAGGCCAAGGCCATCTGGCGGCAGATGCTCGCCGACACGGCGGCCGGGGCTCCGAGCGTGCGCGGATGGCTGCCGCCGGGGGTGTGACGTTGATTCCGGACAGCCTGCCGTCGGCGGCGCTTTGCCCCGGCTGCGGCCGTCCACGGTGAGAGAGGAGCGAGCGATGCAAGAACCGAACGAACAAGTGGTCGAGAACTACAAGCCAATGGAGCCGCAGAACGAACCGAGGGCAGTGCCGACCTTGCCGCAGTGGCGCGGGCTGATGGTTGTGCAGGCAGCTGAGATCGTGGACATCCTGCCTGCGCCTGTGCCTGGCGTGACCTTCCTGGAGCTGAGAGTGGACGGGCCCTTGGGTGAGACCGGCCGCGTGCAGGTTGAGGTGCGCGAAGACGACTTCAGGGGCGATGCACCGAAGCTTGGCGACTACTACGTTCGCTACGAGAACGGCCGCGCAGTCCCCTGGCATCCAGCCTTGTTTCTGGCGAAGTTCTCGAAGATCGAGCCAGTTGAAGTGCTGTGGCAGAGTCGTCGACAGATCACGTCGCACGAGGTGAACGAGGCGAACCGGAAGCTGCGTATCGACGTGCTCGACGACCCGAGCCACGGCGGCGCCAACCACCTGTATCAGGTCAGCGGTTTCAGCACGGAGTCCAACCCGTCGTGTCCATTCGTCGCGCGCTACGGTAAGCCCAGCGAGCACACCACGCTGCTGTTTCAGCAGGGCGGCATTGCCGAGGTCGGCGTGAATGGTCTGACGCACGAGGCGCTGCTGGCAGTGATCATCGACCGGATGAAGGCGTTCCAGTCCGGTCCGTACGCCTGCGACGAGAACCGTCAGGCGCTGACGCACCTGGAGATGGCTGTGCGCTACCTGCACCTGCGCACCATTCGGCGTCTGCAGCAGGGAGTCGAGGGCACCCACCGGGGCAGCTGATGGGCTACACACGTGTCGAAGACTTGCGCATGGAGCGCATGAGCTGGCTGCGTCGTAACGACCGCATGCTGCACGCCGTCACCGACAACGACTGGTGCATCGTGTTCGCCCCGAGCATGGACGAGGGCTTGGAGCATGTGCGCGCGAAGGGCGTTTGGCCGAGCCCCGAGGAGGAATCCGCGGCCATCGCCGCCGGCCGTTGGCTGCGCATCACCGACCCGACCGAGACACCGGAGAAGCGGCTCCCGCCGCTGACCCGCGGCAACCCCCCGGGGTGAGCCTCGCCGCGCGGTCTTCCTCGACCATGCGCCGCAGGTCGTCGGCGTAGCGAGCCGCCAGCAGGCGCAGCGCGTCGGTCATGGCGCAGGCGCGGACGCCATCGAGCATTTCCATGGCCGCCATCACGGCCCGGGCGTCGGCTTGCTCGGCGCCGGTCTTCGGGTGCTGGAACCAAGCGGCTGGCGTAGTCATGGCCAGCCGATTCTACACCGCCGGGCCGCTCGGCCTGCGTCCGGGTGATGTCAGGGTGAAGTTGCCCTGACGCATCCCCCGGGGGACGCGGGGGACGGAGCACGCCATTGGGCGGCGTGGGGCGTTGCCCAACTTTGCCCGATGACGCCTCCGCGAATCGCGCAGAAGATCGCGCATGCGCGAGTGTGCGCGATTCGTGGTTCCCACTTCAGTTCCCACTGACGGGCAACGACGGGCAATGCTCGTCGCTGCTCTTGGGGTAGCCATCGCGAAGTGGCGCACGTGTAGCGTCGCAAAGTGGCGCACGTGGATCGCGCTCGCGCTCGGCGTGTCGGCCGACTGGCTGCTGCACATCCCATAGTTGGGACCAGAGATCCCATAGTTGGGACCAGAGATCCCATAGTTGGGACCAGTTCCCAAAAACGGGATTCGGCGCTACCATGGCGCCCATGGCTCCCAAGATCGTCACGCCGCGCGAGACCGCGCTGCAGGTCATCGAGCTGGTCGCCGAGGGCTACTCGATGCGCGAGGCGTGCCGGCAGCTGAAGGTCGGCAACCATGCGTTCCGGTTGTGGTGCGAGCGCGACCCTGAGATCGCGTCACAATACGCGCGGGCGCGAGAGGTTGGGGACGAGATCCTGGCTGACGAAATCCAAGACATCGCCGACGAGCCGGTGAGCGGCGACGCCACGACGGCTGGCGCCTTCGAGCAGCGGCGCCGGGCTCGCATCGACTCGCGGAAGTGGATCCTGGCCCGCCGGAGGCCGACGAAATGGGGCGACCGGGTCGGCATCGAGCACAGCGGCAGCCTGACGCTCGATCAGGTCATCGGGCAGACACTCGGACTCCTCCCGCAACAGCAAACTCTGACAGGTAGCCAGTCGCCTGCCGAGAATGTCGAAAAATCCGACGCGGGGGACGGATGACGTTTGACGGCCTGGCGCTGACGACGCTGCAGCGCTGGCGCGCCGACCCCGTCGCGTTCGTGCGGGAAAACTTCAAGGTCGAGCCCGACGCTTGGCAAGTTGAGGCGCTGCAAGCGTTTGCGGACCCGAAGAAGCCGCTTGTCTCGCTGCAGGCATGCGCCGGTCCGGGCAAGAGCGCGGTGCTGGCATGGTGCGGGCTGTGGTTCCTGGCGACCCAGGGGGAGCCAGACGACCATCCGAAGGGCTACGCGGTCTCAGTGACTAGCGACAACCTGCAATCAAACCTCTGGCCGGAGCTGGCCAAGTGGATGCAGCGCAGCCCGTTCCTGTCGCACTGCTTCGAATGGACGTCCAGCCGCATTGCGTTGCGCGCGCAGCCTGCGACGTGGTGCCTTAAGGCGCGATCCTGGCCAAAGACGGCGAGCCCGGAGGAGCAGGGCAAGACGCTGTCCGGCCTGCACGGCGGCTACGTGACCGCCCTCATCGACGAGTCGGGCGCGATCCCCTCGGCCGTGAGCCGGGCGGCGCAGCAGGCGCTGTCGACCGACGTCAAGTTCGGCTGCGTCATGCAAGCCGGCAACCCGCTGACCACGACGGGGATGCTGAGCGAGGCGGCGCATAACGGCGCCTGGCATGTGATCCGCGTGACCGGCGACCCCGACGACCCGAAGCGGTCGCCGCGCGTCTCGATCGAGTGGGCGCGGCAGCAGATCGCCACCTACGGCCGCGACAACCCGTGGGTGCAAGCCTACATCCTGGGCCAGTTTCCGGCTGGCGGCATCAACCAGCTGCTGAGTGCCGACGAGATCCGCGCGGCGATGAAGCGGGTGCTCCGCGAGCAGGATGTGGCGCACGCGGCCCGCATCCTCGGCGTCGACGTGGCGCGCGAGGGCGACGACGCCTCCTGCGCGATCCAGCGGCAGGGCCTGGTCGCCTACCAGCCGAAGCGCTGGCGCAACATCGACTCGATCCAGGGCGCCGGCTCGATCGCGCGCCTATGGCAGGACTGGGACGCCGACGCGGTGTTCGTGGACAACACCGGCGGTTTCGGTGGCGGCTGGGTCGATCAGCTGCGGGCGCTGAACTTCGATCCGCGCGGCGTGCACTTCAGCGAGGAGCCGAGCGACCGGCGCTACCTCAACAAGCGGGCGGAGATGTACTTCGCGCTGGCCGAGTGGGTGCGAGCTGGTGGCTGCCTGCCGGACGTGCCGGACTTGGTCGCGGAGCTGTCGACGCAGACCTACTCGTTCAAGGGCGACAGGGTCCAGCTCGAAGACAAGCGGCAGATCAAGACTCGGCTCGGTCGCAGCCCCGACATCGCCGACGCGCTGGCGCTGACGTTCGCGCATCCGGTGGCAGCTCGCCGCAACGGGCAGCGCGACACCCTGAAGCGAATCCTGGACGCCGGCAGCTCGCGGCGCCGCGACTACAACCCGTTTGCGAGGATGTGAGATGCGCCGCCAAGCCATCCCCCTGGACGAGCGAGGCAATCCGCTGGGCGACGCGCACCATCGCACGCGCATTCCCGACGCTGTGGTGAAGGCGATCCGCGATGAGGCGGAACGAGACGGGATCGGCTGGAAGATGATGGCCAAGCGGCATCCGGAGCTGGTGGCGGACTGGATCCGCGACGTCCTGCGCTACAGGCGCCGTGCGACGATCCCGCGACGGTGGCGCTACGTCGATGCGCCTTTGCACGCGGACGCGCCGCGGCTGTGCGAAGGGGGGGGCATACCTCCGAGCCCGCCGACCTAGCGTCCCGCCACGATGATCGAAGTCCGGGCCATCGAGGTCGTGACAGTGCGTGCGCTTGGCTCGGATCTGTTGCGTCGTCACTACGACGAAGTCGCGCTCAACAAGGACATCTGCCAGCTTGAGCCCGACTGGGCCAAGCTGGAGCAGTTGGAGCGCGCGGGTGCGCTGGTGGCCTGCGGCGCCTGGCAGGGCGAGGAGCTGGTCGGCTACGCGAGCAGCATCGTGACGACGCTGATGCACTACGCGAGCGTCGTCGTCTGCCAGAACCACGCGCTGTTCGTCGACCCGTCGCACCGCGGCGCGCGTGTGTTCCGCGACATGCGAGCCTGGACCAAGGCGGAGGCGGCCCGGCGCGGCGCGAAGCTGGTGCTCTGGCACGCGAAGCAGGGCTCGCCGCTCGATCGCATCTTGGTCCATTCGTGCCAGGTGCAGGACATCATCTACTCGGAGCGGGTCTGATGGGCGTCACCACCGCTGTTGCTGCTGTGGTGTCCGCTGCTGCGGCTGCTGGCGGGGCTGCGTATGCGGCTGACCAAGGCGAGCAGCAGAAGCGGCAGCAGCGCCGCAACCTCGCCGCGCAGCAGAAGGCGCAAGAGGATGCCCTGGCGCAGTCTGCCGGCGAGGCGCAGCGCGCTGAGGAGGAGATCGCGCAGCAGCAGAAGCAGGGGCCGGACGTGGCCCGCATCCTCGCCGCCGAGCTGCTGAATCCGCCACGCGGCCAACGGCTGTCGGGTCCAAGCGGCGTCACCGGAGAGATCCCCATCGGCCGCAAGAACCTTCTGGGTGAGTGATGTACCGCCCAGAGAAGGATCGCAGCTACTACCTCGCGCGGCACGCGAAGCTGCTGGTCGAGCGGTCGACGTGGGACAGCGAAGCGCGCGACGTCGCCGACTACCACAACCCGCGCCTCGGCCGCTGGGTGACCACCGATCGCAACGTCGGCGGCAAGCGCCCGCGCAAGATCATCGACTCGACGGCCACGTTCGCTGTGCGTGCGCTGGTGGCCGGGATGATGTCCGGAGCGTCGTCGCCGGGTCGCCAGTGGTTCCGCTGGGTGCCGCGGGATCCCGACATCGCGAAGCGCCACAGCGCGCGCAAGTGGGCCGAGCACGCGACGCAGATGACGGAGCGCATGCTGCGTCGCAGCAACACGTACCGGGCTCTGCCGCAGATGTACGAGGAGCTAGGCCTGTTCGGCACCGGGCCGGCGATCCTGGAGCCGCACCCACGGCGAGGCATCCACCTCTACCCGATGACGTGGGGCCAGTACTGCATCGAGAACGACTGGGAAGGCAACGTCACCTCGGTCTACCGCGAGTTCGAAACCACGGTCGGCGAGCTCGTGGCGCACTTCGGCTACGACCGAGCCTGCAGCGCAACGCGGCACAACTGGGATCGCCGCAACTACGAGCACGAGGTGCGGATCGTCCACGCGATCGAGCCCGTGCACGACATGGTCACGATGGGGCTCGGCGGCAGCGAGCAGAGGTGGACCAGCGTCTACATCGAGCACGGCGACGACGGCAACAAGCAGTTGCTCGACGAGCACGAATACGACCGTTTCCCGGTGCTGTGCCCTCGCTGGGAAGTGACCAGCAACGACGCGTACGGCCGCGGTCTGGCGATGGCCACGCTCGGCGACGTGATGCAGCTGCAGCACATGCAGCTGCAGAAGGCCAAGGCGATCGAGTACCAGGTCGAGCCGCCGCTCGACATCCCCGGCGACGTCAAGAACCGCGACATCGACCGCTTGCCTGGCGGGTTGACCTCGACGAGCGGCGGCGAGCGCATCCAGGCGATGTGGGAAGTGCGGCTGAACCTGGCCGACCTGAAGCAGTCCGAGGACGAGATCCGGCAGCGGCTGCGAACGAACTACTTCACCGACCTGTTCTTGATGCTGGCGAGCAGCGATCGCCGGCAGATGACGGCGACCGAAGTGGCAGAGCGGCACCAGGAGAAGCTGTTGATGCTCGGCCCGGTCTACGAGCGGATGCACACGGAGCTGTTCGAGCCCTTGGTCGAGTTCGCCTTTTACGAGGCGATGAAGCGCGGCGAGATCATGCCGCCGCCGCCGGAGCTCGCGGGGGCAGAGCTTGGCATCGAGTTCGTGAGCATGCTGGCGCAGGCGCAGCGAGCTGTCGGAACGGTTGCCGTCGACCGCGTGCTGGCCGTGGTGCAGGCGGTGGGCGCGGTTGGCCGGCCGGAAGCCGCCGACAAGCTGGACCCCGACGCGCTGCTCGACTTCTACTCCGACGCGCTTGGTGCCCCGGTGGACATCCTCCGTTCGACCGAGGAAGTGCAGGCGCTGCGGCAGGCTCGCGCGGCCGCGCAGGCCGAGGCGAAGAAGGCCGAGATGATGGCGGTGCACGCGGGCGCGGCTCGCGACATGGCCTCGGCTCCGACCGACCAACGCAACGCGCTGACCGACGTCGTCGGCATGTTCAGCGGCTACGGCACGCCGGGGGCCGCGTGAACATCGACTTCGAGAAGGCCGGCAGCATCCGCAACGCCGAGGCTCGCGAGAAGCGCCTTGCGCTGAGCCGCGCTGTCGCCTCGGCGGCCTCCGAAACGGCGGGCGGCGGCGCGCTGCAGAGCGTCGCGGTCGCGTTCACCGACGGCGATGCCGTGCGCACCGTGACCGTCACCGATGCGGACGTCACTGCGGGGGATCTGATCCTCTGCGGCGTGCGTCGCGTGGTGGCCAGCGAAGACGCGGACTCCGTCCACACCTACGTCGTCAACGTCATCGCTGTTCGCGCTGGCGAGTTCGACGTGCGCATCGAGGCGCTGCAGTTGGGCCAGCCCGACGGCACGGCTCCGAACGAGACGGTCGAACTCATCTACACACGGGAGACTCGATAATGCCCCTCGCAGTATCTGCGCACGGCCAGAACCCTGCCGCGCTCAACAGAGTGATCCGCACCGACAGCAGCGGCGGCGTCGTGATGCGCTGCCACCCGCTGGCGTGGGCGGAGGAAGGCACGTACTTCCGCGCCACCAACGCGACGCTGGGCACCGGCGTGGCGATGGGAATCCAGGCTTCCTTCAGCGCCACCGCCAACGTGCTGTTTGTGATGCGCAACGGCAGCGCCACGAAGCGGATCATTCCGCACTACATCCGGCTGATCAACACGGCTGCCGGCGCGAGCACGACCAGTAGCAACGTCGCGGTCGTGATGGACACGGCCAACCGCTACAGCTCCGGCGGCACGGATCTGACGGGCAACATCGCGAACGCGATCAGCAGCGTTGCCCCCAGCGGCAGTGCGGTCGACGTGCTGCGCTACAACTGCACGGCAGCGGCTGCGGTGGCCGCGCGCACGGTCGGGCGTGCCATCCTGAAGACGCAAGCGGCACCATGCTGGACGGTCGGCGACGAGGTGCTGTTGACGTTCGGCGACCCGGCTCTCGGCGTGCAGGCCGGTGCCCTCAACGGCGCGGCGTCGGTCGCCATCACGAAGAACTTCGGCCCGTGCGCGCTGCAGGGGCAAAACCACTGCCTGCTTGTGCACATGTGGAACGTGGCCAACGCCACCACCGCGCCAAGCTGGGAGTTCGAAATCGCGTGGTGGGAGAGGGACGTATGAGCGCCACCGGGTACATCGCTGGGCTGACCCTGACGGCCGTCGGGGCTGGGGCCTTCGTGTTCGAGACCGCGGCAGGGCCGCAAGACTGGACGGTGCTCGCCCTGCTGGCGGCCGTGGTGCTGGGCATCGGCGGCAAGCTGGTGCACACCGCCGAGAAGCAGGTGACCGTCGTCGGGGAGCTCGCGACGAACATCAAGCTGCTCGCCGCGCAGATGGCCGAGGACACGCGCACGCGGACGAGCGAGTGGAGCCTGCTCAAGGCCGACCTGCATCAGGTGCCGGCGAAGGTGGCCGACGAGATCGGGCGCATCGTGGCAGAGGAGATCGAGCGCATCCGGAGGGCCTCTTGATGCGCCTCGGCTTGGCGCTGGCCGGCGGCGGCCTGCTGGCGGCGGCATGCCTTGGCACCGCAGCCCGAGAGACCGCCACGCTGCCGGCGCTGCAAAACGCTTGGCAGAGCCTGCGCGAGCAGTGCGCGCGGGAGGTGGTGGCGTCCGGCGAAGTCGCGGCTGCCGGCGACATCATGGCGGCCGACGATGCGCTGGCATCCGGAAACGCGACCCGCATCGCCGCGGTGAACTGGACGCGGTTGGAGGCCCTGGCCGAGGGGGACGTGACCCGTCGCGCCGCATCCGGCGATCTGTCCCCGGGCGCCGCTGGCCTGCTGAGTCAGCGGGTCAGCTTGTTCCGTGAGGCACGCATCGCATTCGTGACGGTGACACCATGAGCAAGGCCATCGACGACCTGTTCCACCAGGCTCTCAAGGAAACCGGCGTTCGGGTGCAGGCCTCCGCGGCAGGCATCGCCACGTTCGCCGCCGAGCAGGCGAGCGCGCTGGCTGGATGCGTCGGGCTGCCGGGCTTCGACGAGGCGGTGAAGGCCGCGACGGACAACGTCGCGCTGTTCGCGGGGATCCGGGCTGCTCGAGAGGGAGACGCGGCAGACGCCAAGGCTCGCGGCTTGGTGGTTGGCCTGCTGCTCGGCCTCGCACGTTAGGGGGGGGCATACCCCCCGGTTGTGCTGCATAGCGTCCGCGCGTGAGTTCAGAGCACGACCCGCTCGACCTGGACGGTAATCAGCAGCGACGCGAGGCCCAACAGGCCAAGAGTCGCCACGAGACTGAACAGGAGGCGGCCGACGTGGTCTGGCTCATGGGCGGCGTTCGCGGTCGGCGGATCATCAACCGGCTTCTGGAAATCGCAGGCTATCCCACAGGAAACCCCTTCTCGCCGAACGCGGCGATCATGGGGTTCAACCTGGGTCTGCAGGAGATCCCGAAGCGGTTCATGGTGCTGATCGATGCGCACTGCCCGGACCTCTACGTGCAGTTGAGGAGAGAAGCGCATGACCGCAGCAGCAGTGACCGGGGCCGGAAACGCAACTGACAGCCCCGCACAGCCGGCAACGCCTGGACAGGCCGCAGCGCCTGCGCCAGCCGTTCCGCAGCAGCAGGCAGCGCAGCCGGCAGCCACCAAGCAGCCGGCGCAGGATGCTTCGCCGAAGGCCGACACCGCCGCGAAGACGGAGCCGCCGCGCTCTGTCATCGCCGACGCTCTGTCCAAGCTGGAGTCCGAGGCAGCGGGCGGCGCAAGTCAGCCGGCGTCCCCGTACGAGATCAAGGCTCCCCAGGGCATCCATGCCGACAGCGAGGTTCTCGCACAGTTCGGCAAGGCGGCCCAGGAGATGGCGATTGCACCCGAGCAAGCCCAGCGCATCGTCGACACGATGCTGCCGGCGATCCAGGCGCGGCAGACCGCGCAGATTCAGCAGGTCAGCGCGCAATGGCGCGAGAAGGCCATGCAGGATCCCGAGATCGGCGGGAAGAACTGGGACGCGACCATGCGATTCACCGCACTGGGGGCGCGCGAGCTGGGGTTCACGCCGGAGCTGATGGATATCCTGGATCGCTCCGGTCTGGCCAATCACCCCGACCTGATCCGCAGCGTGCGGAACGCGGGTCAACGATTGGCGCAGAGCGGTCGGCTGGTCATCGGCAAGGCAAACCCGGCCCCACAGCCAAAGAGCCTTGGCGACCTGTTGTTCGCAGACGTGAAGCCCCACTGAGGGCGGAGCTAGCCAGTGTCTACCACTCACCCGACCATCGCCGACGTCGTCAAGCGCCAGGACCCCAACGGGGCCATCGCGAAGATCGTCGAGCTGCAGAACCAGAAGAACGAGCTCTATGCGCGCATGCCGGCCATGGAGAGCAATCAGGGCTTTTCCAACCTGACCACCCAGCGCACGAGTCTCTCGACCCCCGGCTGGCGCAAGATCAACCAGAACCGGCAGCCGAGCAAGACCACCACGGCGCAGGTGACCGACAGCGTCGGCATCCTGGAAGACTGGAACGAGATCGACCAGATCGCCGCGGACATGAACGGCAACAGCCGGGATTGGATGGCCTCCGAGCAGAGCGGCACGATCGAGGCGATGGTGCAGACCATCAGCGCGACCACGTTCAACGGGAACGAAGGTCTGGTTCCGGAGAGCTTCACCGGCTTCCGGCAGCGCTACAACAACACCAACGCCGTCTTCGGCAGCTCCGAGAACATCATCGTCGGCAGCGGCACGTCGTCCGATCTGTGCTACTCGATCTACCTGATCGGCATGGGGCCGGATGCTGCGCACTTCCTGTATCCGAAGGGCATGGCAGGCGGCCTGCAGGTGATGCCGGAAGGCTTGGTCACCAAGGAGTCGAGCGATGGCATGCGCAAGGTGTGGCGCACGCACTACCGCCAGTGCATCGGCCTCGGCCTG